GGCCAGATTTTTGGGTACAACTCCTGCGACTTAAATACCAGTTCTCTTAGTTCTTCTGTGGTGTGTCGCAAGAGCAATCCACTAAATGCGGGATGCCCCATGTAACGTAGTGGGTCTGACAGCATGGCGTAGGATTTACCTCCACCAGCACTTCCACCGTATAGTACTTCTCGTTCTGCTGCAGCTAGAAAGTCCGTCTGTGGTCCGGGGTTTGGCTTGAACAGTACGTTAGCTGTCTCTTCAATTGCCTGTGTCTCGTACTCTACAGACTTTATTTCAACTGTTGGCTTTTGCGCCTGTTCTTTCTTCTTCGATGGCTTTCGCCTTGGCGATTGCCGTTTCCGCATATTCTGCCCACTTGAGGAGGCTTTTAGCTTGGTTCTTACGCTGTCGCTCATTTAGTAACCGCTTTCTTAATCCTACATGTGAGATAGACCTGCCTGTATTTGTACTAAGCCAGTTAGCTACTTCACGATAACTATACTGATTTACGTGGCTACGTGCCTTCTCAAGTAAATCTAACTCTGTTGGTATTGGGTCAAGAATGTCGGGGTCTTGTTCGTTCTGCTTGTAGCCAAAAGGTACAGTCCTAGCAATGCGAGGTATCTGTACCCATTCGTTTTCTTCTTTAATGTCTGTTGGCTGTGGTAGTTTCCATTTACCTATGCTTCTACTCATTTCTTTTTGCGATTGTCCATTGTTGAAAGAACCATACCACCTTTGCGAAAATCTTTTTCAACCTTTACTAGTTTTGGGCCTTCAAAAATAGTATGCACACCTTCTTGATTTGCACCAGCACCAGCACCACGCCCACCTTTTACTGCTGACTTAGGCTTAGGTTTTTGTTTTTTCTTTTGTGGTGTTGTAATTTGCGGAGATATCCCCGCACCGGGAACACCTGCTGCTAGTCTACTACCCTTAGTGTACTTTACTTTTTCACCGGGTTTTAAATTTTTTACATTTGCATTACCGTCAATAGCAACCCCTTTGTTATTTTTTTCGGCATAACCTCTAGTTTTAGCTAATTTTTCATTATATGCTGGAACTAACTTTTTGTACTGTCCTTCAAGTTGCGCCCTAAATTTCTTTTTTTCTTTTAGTTTTTCGCCAGTGGGGTCTGGGCCAGACAAAGGTAAAATTTTATTAGCAAAAGATTTTGTAATTTGTCCAGCTTTTACCATTTTTTCAATCAAAGAAGGAGAAGACCCTAGAGCATTACTTCTTAGTTCAAGGCTTCTTATTGATCTAAAATCTTTTTTCAAATCTGTAAGCATGGTCGTGAATTTGTCTGGGCCAGCTTTACTAGCTATACCTGTAGTAGCAACTGCACCCGTTGCGGCAAGACCTTTTAAAAAAGTTCTACGAGATATTTTATTTTCATCAGCCATTACATTAATCCTTGTATAAACACTAAAGTCAAGATAGAAATAATACTAAGTTCTACTTTGTGTTGCTTTAAAAATTGTTGTCTACTCATCATCTTCCACAACTGCTTTAGGTGGCATAAGCATAACACCGCCTGATGCCTCTACTTGCATCTTCTCTGTCTTTACTAGACCTGTGCGGTCAAGCAGTTCTTTGGCGGCAACCATCTTATCACGAATGCCCAACTCTGTCGGGTCCATCAATGCACCTGCCATAGCAACTGCAGCCTGTGGTGCATTACGTGCCATATATAGCTGTGTGGCTTCTAGTATTTCTTCTTTCAATCCTTTGACAATTTCAGATGTAGAACTTGTGTCAGCGTAACCTGCAATCTTCTTAGCTAAGATTACGCTACCCCCTGCTTCATCAAAAAGCGCATTCAAAAATACTTGTTGTTTTGCTGTTAGCTGTCTAGCCACTAAACTCTCCATGATGCATAGCATGGGCTAACTTTGTACTACGCGATTTTACCTGAACTGCCCACCTGCTGTCAAGCATTTCTTTTGCTGCAGTAGGATAATTTTCTTCGTGGATAGCTGCCCACATTTTTTTAAATTTACAAAGTCTTGGTACACCCATATTAAATGCCATGTCCATGACTACAAGTTGACGTACAGCGTCTAGCTTGTCAACGCAAGGGTGCGCTCTCACAAGTTCCTCTTCGACTATCTGCACGTCATTCCCTGCTAGATACATGGCATCAGCTTCGGAGATACCCATAGTATGAACAACTGCCATATTAGGAATATCCATCCACTCCAGTTCTGCTGGCGTAATGCCACGGTCTTCTAGGTTACGTCCAATACCAATGGTATCAATTCCTAGTGAATCTTTGTAAACTTCAAGGCGTAGACCTTCGTGTTTAATTAGTTTTTCAATAAAGTCTTCTCTACGATATTTCATTTTTCATGCCCCATCCAAACCGCAAATGCACCTGTCATGGCCCCCGTGACTACACTTACTAGCGCGGCTTGCTGTGACGTAGGGTCTGGCAATGTCATAAACCACTCCACTACCCGCCAAGCTGACAGCGACATCCCAAACATCATCAGACGGGGTAGTATCTTCCACCGTAGAAATCTTTCCATTGTTACTTCTGCCACGATTTATCCTCGCTTGCTCTTCTGTAGTTCTCTCGTGCAAACTCCACTTCGCCACTAGGACTACCTTTTACCAAAGAATTTTGTAGCACTGCGTACACCAAAGCTGGCAGCAACAATAACACCAAGGCTATATTGATACCATTCAGGCATCGCATTGAGTTGTGCAAATCCATTTGCTACTACTTCTTCCATGCCGGGAATGAAGGCTAAGATAAGCGGGATTGAAAACAAAATAGTAAGCCATTCGTCTTTCCATGAAGACTGACTACCTTTAGCCGTCTCCAAATCCCAGTCTATTTCCCCGGTCGCCTTTTTTTCCATAATAACCGCTTCAGCCTTCGCCGTTGCGACTTTAGATGCAGTCTCTGCTTTCTTAGTTTCAACCTTTCCTTCAAGCCACGTACCCGCGAGTTGAGAGATTGGTCCTATGAGTAAGTTTAACATTAGCCTCTCCGAAACTGTGCAGTCTTCTTAGCAATATTTTTCGGCTGTTTAACAAATTGTTTACCTGCTGCTTTGCCTTTTCTCTTAGCCCTAGTTGTAGCAGCATACTCTGCACTTGTCAAGGACTTTATTGCTTTTTCAGGCAAATACCTTTCACCTGTCTTTGCAGATGGCTTTCCTGATTTAGTGCGCCACTTCTGCGCTGTCCAGTTTTTAAGGCTTTGCTGTGGCTTCTTCATTACTTCCTCGACTTTTCTATAGCTTTAAATGTCTCACGTAGACTAGGTGGCTTTTCATTTTTTGGGTCATACTTGCACTGTATCTCTTTGGGAAAGTATTCGCTAGTATCTAACCAAACATTATCCACTGTATTGTTAGCACCATGATATATGCACAACCTTTCTCCATCTATAGTCTGGCATCCCTGCAGTCTACATATTACGTATTCAGGAGTAGCATTAGCTGCTGCGCTTTTTAGGAACATCACAAATCCTACAAGCAAACCTGCACCAAGTATTAGCATCACTATCCATGCTACAATCTCTACAAACTTACGCCTACGTTGCCGCTGTTTGTATAGTGTCTCTTGGCGTTGCTTACGAATGGAACCTTCCATACGCACGAGTTCATCCCACTTGGATTTACCCATCGTCATGCCAATCCAGTTTTGTAGTTCTCTGCGTTGACTTTCAGCTTTCTGCTTGGCAGCGAATGTCTCCATCGCTTCCTGTTCTACAGACTTACCTGCAAACAGCTTTTTGAAGATAGGCGGGTTCTTCGCCTCTTTCTCAAGCATGTCCAAGTCAGACATGGCACCCATCCAACGGGATAGGTCAGAAGCCATAGCCTCAATGTCACGGCCTACTTGAAAGCCTTTCTTGATAGCACCAAACGCCGCAGAAGCGGTTGCCATTGCACTAATCGGGTCCATTAATATATCCTTACGTTGCCGGGGTTAACGTATTTAGGAAGGCAGTATGCTGTAACTAAATTCCCTTGTTTATGTAATGTCTGTGCGTACCAGACACACTCTTGCAAATCCCTAAAGAATAAGTCTTTGCTCTCTAGTTTCTTTTCTTCTCCAATGCCTACAAATACAAGAAGTAAAAATACATGTTCCACTTCACGACTTGTAACCTCCACCTGCTGCCTTATAAGCCTTGGCAAGCATTTGGGCTTTTCTCGCCGACCACTGTCCGGGTGCGCCGCCTTTGCCACCAGCCTTAATGCGATTAAACTGCTGCTTCCTCATTCCGGGCTTAGTATAGTTGCCAGCTTCATTAACTCTGCTTTTGCTCTTTGGCGCACCACCCGCCGCAAGTTTAACCGTTCTAGTCTGTTTCGCTTTCGCTGCAGTCGGTGTGGCTTTCTTTTTAGCGGCTGGCTTTTTAGTGACACGTGGCATCTCCTGTCTCCTATCTCGCTGGGTCAAAAAATTCTTCACATGCAGTAGTAACAACTAGCTTGCTTGCTGTATCCGCTGTGCATTTAATAATGTCACCAGCGTGTAGATACAGTGGTGTGTCTACAGTAAAGATAGACTCATAGGAACCACCTGAAATAGCATGTGTAGTCAATAGGTCATACTCTGTATTATCATCTGCATGAAAAAGATGTAGGCTCAAAGTCACGTTACCTGTGTGGTTATTACTTACAAACAAGTTCTCCAAGTGTGAAGAAAAATTTGCAGGTACTGTATACACAGTTGTCTTGTTCGTTGTAGACAACGACACGACTTCGGTACGAAACTTTGAACCTGATTGTAGTACTGGCATTACTTCTTCTTCTTAGCCATTCCACCGCGCATCATTTTTTTCTTAGCTGCCATCTTAGCCATGCCACCGCCGCGCATTCGCTTCTTGGCAACTCCTCCACGCATCATTTTCTTGGCTGCTACTTTTGTCTTGCCCTTCATTTCTAAGTCTCCGTCTGTCTAGCACAAGGCTCTCAAATACGTCATCTGGAAAGTGTTTGTAGTATCCACTCTTTTCCAGACTCAGTGCTGCATCATCAAGCAGCGATAGTCTCTGCACAAATACCATGCAGTATGTTAGGGAGTCATCGACTACCCCATCTTCGATTAGAAAGTCCAGACCAGCCTTCTCAGCGTCATAGTCTGGGTGGAACACCATCAGGTGCATATCAATGCCAGCAATGGACATCAATTCATTCATGCCATCACACAGACCATCTAGGTACTCCATGTCTGGCATGTATTCACTAGCCCACACAACAATGTCGTAGTCGTGTGTATCAAAGTAACGTACAGAGTTCACAAGACCTGTAATACCTGTATTGATACTGAAGGTTACCTTATTCTCTGCCCATGCTTGTTTTGCGTAGGGGCATGGGGGTAAGCCATTCAGCTTTATATTTGGTATCTCAAGAAAGTTCTTAGACCAAGTACGTATGTCCTGTTCAACTCTATGCACGTCTGTTCCGCTTACCTGCTGTCTTAGTTCTAGCAAAAGACCTGTTTTGAGAAGGTCTTTGAAGAGTAAGGTTACCCCGCCTGTTATCACGAGGATTGCCATTCTTGTGCGCTACATCTTTACCTGCAGTGTTTATACCAGCCTTCTTAACTGTTCTACGAGCCTGATTACGTGCAGCACGGTTTACCTTCTGCTGTGGCTTGCTTTGATAGTTGGCATACTCTTTCTTATAATTACGTGGACGAGGTGCCATTACTTACCTGTAATTTTGTTGTAGGCTTCCATGCCCTTTGGTCCACTAGCTTTAAGTGCTTTCAGTCCGGGGTTCTCTGTGACAGAACCACCTGCAGCATACATGTGTACCTTGCCATTAGCCATACCGCCACGCATCATCTGAACTTTTTTCTTCTTAGGCATACCACCCTTTTTAAATTCTTGCTTTTTAGCCATGTAATCTGGTAAAGGGATACCTTCTTGGCGCAGTCTACGTCTCAGCAAAGATTCTGCTTGAGACTCATCAAGTTCGTTGCGTCTTGCAATATCCATAACTTCTTTTTGTACTTCCGTAAAAGTTTTCTTAGCCATCTTATTTACCCTTCTTCTTTGTTTCAAATACAAACTTCACACCATTCTGTTTCTTTTTAGGTTTTAGCTTTGGCTTTGGCTTTGGTGGTGTTACTTTTGATTTAGGCTTCTTAGGTTTTTGTTTAGGGAGTGCTATCTGTTTGTCTTTGCGCGGGTCAGGCTTTGTTTTAGCTTTTACCTTACGGCGTAATGGCTTTGGTGTGGTTTTTTTAGTTTTTGTTTCTTTAAGCATAGTGCCGTCTGCTAACTTTGTAATACCTAAAAAATCATGTACCATATCCGCTATACCATACGCTGCAGGTGGTCCTAATACAAGAGCAGTAGTGCCTACACGAGTATTTGTATTTTGTCTCATGTTTTTAATGTGTTTTTTTCCTACATCTGCTAAAGCTAACTTTTTTTGTTTTTCATTCATACCTTTTAATATGTTTTTATCCATACCAAGCCTAGACAAAAGTGTATTAATTTGTCTGCCCGTTAGATTTGCAGCTACTTTAGCAAAACCCAAAACATTAGCCATTTACTTCTCCTACCATTTGATCTTTGAAATGTACTCTTTATCTAATTGTTCACTAAGTGTTAAAGGCACACAAACCTTTTTCTTAAATAAACTACGAATAAAATTAAACATTACCATTTAACCTTATGTGACCAATACTTCGCTGACAGCTTAGTAGTTGGCTTGCCCTGTGCATCGTGACGTGCATAATAGGACTTCTTACGTGCTTTATCCTTCGCTGACTTAGGATTCTTACCAGCACCTGATACACCCTGCTGACCAAAGCGTATGAACTTATACTTACCACCTTCTGATGCCATCACACAGTGTGATTTAGTTGGGTGGTTAGGAGTTCTCTTAGGCTTGTTCACGCCCTTGAGACCTTCCTCTTTCATTTTATTACGTACTCTCTCTGGTATAGCCATTACGTTGGAGTTCCCGGTGATGTACACTTCCAGCTTACAGGTACGTGTAGCGGAATGTTCTCAATAATATCTGCACTCATTTCTACAGTACGCTCATAGCACTCGTCATGCGTCTTGTACGGACCACGAGTGTCTTGTGCAGGAAAACACGCACCTGTCTGATACATAACACAGACCATTACCCATGCTTCAAACATATCATTCATTCCTCTCTGTCCACCCTTCTGCTCTCATAGCATCTTCTACGTGTTTCAGAGTAAAGGAACGCCCATAGTATGCCTCCACGGCAGTACGCACGTAGAAAACATCGCTATGAGGTATGTGGAGTTTGTCTAATGTGTTTGTACGGATGGCATTGTAGAATGCATCAAGTACATTGTCTGTGTATAGTTTTACAGATTTCTTCGCCATTGTCAAGAACTTTCTTTATCACGGATAATATCACTTATGTGTTCAGTTAAGTGTATTAACAAAGAAACTTTAAATCATTTAAGTGTTGTAGCTAAGTGTTTTTATAGATTTAACTAAGGACAGTTAAGTGTAACACTTATATGATTCCTAGTTATACATAATTATACCAGAATCAGGAGATCGTGTCAACAGGTTAATTTAGGTATTAGAAATATATTTCATATATAGTGTTTTCACGCAAAATATTTGCACAATAGTGTGTGCTTGTAGGTGTGTATACTACAGTTGCCTTTGTGGTTAACAGTTCATTTTCCTGATCTGTGTGTTTCTATGTATATATATACTACGCTACGGGGGGTGGCCCATGCCCGGTGCTGTATTTGCAGCCAGTAATGCGCCAAAATGCTAGGCAATGCCCCAAAATCTGTAGAAAAATAAGCTAGGGCATTGTTTTTGTTGCATTTTTAGTGAATAGGCTATTGATACTCTATCTATTGACGATCAAAATGTGTGGCAAAAATACAATTTTGTGGCATATCTGCAACAAATAAAGAGACGATGCACAAAGACACCTTATATATAAAAAAGGGCAAAAATACCTATCCCTTTGTTTTCATTGCATATTCAAATTAATTTCATAGCTAAGTCATTGAAAACATTACATAACCAAAAATAATTCAAAAATAATTGAAATAAAATATCCAATAAAAACAATACGTTAATCAGTAACCTACTGAAAACATTAATGAAATTAATTGTTGTGTTTCAAATTGGTTTAGTGTCTAATCAAAACATCGAAGGACAACCCGACCAGCCGCAAGGCTCAACAGTGGCCCCAAGATAAACGCTAGATAACTGATAACCGCTACGTGCAACAATCAGCTAGGCCTACCGAATAAGGCCAACCACTAGGTCAATAGAATGTGGTTAGATTACAAGGCTTGGAAATTGCCCGACTATCGTGATCGAATATGTGAAATTTCCACTTGACTACCGAAGCCAAATAAAATAGGCTTTAGAGACTGAAAAGACGGTTTACGAGGTTTTCCAATAAAAACCTGCCAGTGCGAGACACTGACCAAAAACAGGGCAAAGATGCGGTCAATCCCGTGTAGCCTAGCGAACCGATACCATGCGCGGACATAGCGCGGGTCAACTGAGTGTGTCACACTTGACGCAACCAGTCGGATTACAGCACTAGCTACCAAGGCAGATAGTGTATGATCGACAAGGCCGACAAGGAAAATCCCAACTCCAAATGTATCAGGGGCGTAATGTAAACAGGCTAGTTTTGTAAGTTGTCTAGTCTGGCTGTCACAGTGCTGGCAGTTAAATCTACTTTACAGGCTCAATGATTAACTACACAAAGCGCGGATACCCTAGCTATCCTTGGATATGCCGTTGACGCAACAGGTGTGAAAAACTGACGATAGCAAGTCGGGTGAAAATTGAGAGTAAAACATAAAACAATGGGGTGACGGTATGCTAGGCAACGTGCCAGATATTTATTGTCACCCCATAACTTTGTGATTGACTGGTGTGATTATGGGGTGTAATGTATACCCACATTCAACAACCAACATCAAAGGAGATGCAAAATGAATGTCAAGAAAATCCTCACCACTAACGTGAAAAACATCAACCCTGCCTACGCTGGCAATGTGTTCTTCCAACGCTCTGAGAAAAACTCTAAGAACGGCAAGACACGTTACGGCAAACAGGTAGGATCAATGGCACGTCATCAAAGCTACTTGCTTTTGGGTCGTGATCCTGTTACTGGTCGCTTTGTTAGCCCCAAGGCTATCACTGCGTAACACTTGGATGCAATGTGCTTTATAGTGCATTGCACCCCATAACTACACCAACCAACCAACATAGAGGTGACACTATGTCTGTAGAAAATATCCTTGCCATTTACAAGATGGCAACGCCAGAAGAAAAGCGTGATGGCATTGTCTGGTATGCAGACGCATTGCGTGACTGCACCCGCATTGCCATTGATCTTGATCTGCCTGTTCACATTGTGACAGGTGTTTGTGCGGCACTATCGCCCAACAATAAATGGGATAGGAACATTATCAATGCTCGTGATCTATGCGCGGCATGTGTCAATGGTGATGGCATAGATAGTGTCAAGGTGTCCACATATCACAAGATGAAACAAAAAGCATGGTCTATACTTGAGGCAATGCCAGACCATGATGGTGTGATTGCTATCCTCAATGGTCAAAAGATAGTGTCATTCTATCGTAACATCATGGGTGACGATACGTGTACCATTGATGGACATGCGCGAAACATCGCCTATGGGGAGCGTGTAGGCTTGACAGATGACAAAACTAATATCGGTGTCAAAGAATACAGGACACTACAGGCAGACTACGTAGCCGCTGCCAAGCGTACCCGTGTCAATGGCCGTGCGCTGAAAGCATTTGAATTGCAAGCGATTACATGGGTAACGTGGAGACGTATCCATAATATCAAATAAGTTTCGTGGAGTACCTATGCGAAACGATAGGCGTTGTAAGACATGCCATGACATAGGTGTAGGCTCATACTGTTCAAGGGGTGTGACGGTATGGGTTGAAGAAAAAGCACCCCACTTTATTTATTATTGAATTTAAAGACGTGAAGTGTTACGGTAGCACAAGTGGTTCCAACCCACTAGGACAGGGTTCAATTCCTTGCACGTCTGCCAATAGTCGAGTGAGTATAAACACGGTCAAGCCTGTAGACGACTATAAACAGAACGCAGGTAGGTAACGATCAGTGCGCCTTCACAAGAAAACTGGTGCGTCCTGAGTAATGACGTTAAACTACTCATAGGTCTGGTCATAGCCTTAAATGTGACAAGTGGCAACAGTGCTGCGCTTAACAATGAAGACTACCACCTTGGCATGTGGATAAACTGCCTTATAAAGTCCTGAGCATGACCGATGAAACTGCTCAACTTTTATCGTTATCAATACAGGGAAATTGTATCATGTATCTACACGGTTTATTGTTTATGATTGTATCAGGTGCAGTCTGTGGATTGTTTGCAGTCTTACAGCTACACATAACAGGTGCGCCATTCTGGGGCTACGCTATCGCTGGAAGTGTGGCGTGTTTCGTAGGTGGCTGGATTGAAATTGCTAGACAATTTGTGGAGATTGAAGATGGAAACTCTTGACTTTATCGTGAAAGATGTTTACGGTGTAGCCAGATATTATCCTGACAACAGAAAAAGCAGGTGCATTGTAACTAATTTAATGAGGCAGAAGTGCCTTAACGCAACACAGGTAAAACAACTAAAGATAGTGGGCGGGTTTATCGTCAACGTAAAACGTACAGTGGAGTTTTGATATGAAACAGAAAGACTTTAACAGACTAGACAGATACCAGAATGGTGACATCGTGGACTTGTACTCAATCCATCACCTGCTAAATGAAGGACAGGTGGACAAACTATCGGATGATGACTGGTCAAGATACCATGAATATCAAGATGAATTGCAGATGATGCTGTATGAGATCGCCTAGCAAGTAGGCCTGAAGAAGGACAAAAGCTAGGTGCTAGTGTGATGGGTTCGATGGGCTAGAGCCTGTCCACCCATTGCACGATATAAATGAGGTTGACTATGAGAACAAGAAAGACTATACATAATCCAATCGCCGCAGCAAACAGGCGGCGTGTAACCCAAGTCGTACCCAGCCACAGGGGTAAAGGTACACCAGACAAACGTAAAGAGGACAAAAGAGATGCGTTCAAACATCAAGAAGATGCGTATAAAAAAGGTGAGTAAGAAAGCACCAGCATGGAAACAACAGCGGGTAAAAGATCAGTCGCTGCGTGTCACCATTATCAATCGCTCATTTGATCTGGCAGAAACAGATGATGAGGCAGTAGCTATACACAGAGGCAGACGTTATCCATAGGAGTTATTATGCCCAAAAGAAGCACAATACAGAACATAGAAGGCCATGAGGATGCCATACAAGATTTCTTTGCTGCCTTCCCAGCCAACCGCCACACGTATGAAGCACCCGATGGCTACACGTGGGATACTCACATATACCACCACAGCCGCAGAGACAGGAAGCGTGGAGGTAATCATGTGTATGCACCCAAAGTGGGTGGCACTTGGTTCGGTTACAAGGTAATTGCCAAGTCACAGTCTAAGTGGCATGGCACTGGTGGTAATTATCGCGTATATACAACTATGCTTTGTTTGATAGAGGAGGATGCTAATGAATGATTGGCTTACCAAAGATGAGCGGATGCAGATGCACCAGATGCGTGAGGAATACATAGAGATTTTCCACACCAAGACTGAACTGCGTGATGAAAACCCAGAACTGTGGCATACCATTGTTGACCAGTGGGAAGCAATCAAGTTTCGTCTTGAACAGGATGAACATGAGAAGTGCATGAGTACAGCCACACACACACTAGATGACATCATGGGAGACGAGGATGAATAGGTTCATAATTGACCACCACCCAACTGCCATAGCCAAACAGCTATGTGACCAGCACATTGTCAAGATGCCATTGGAGGAAGCGCAGATGCTATGCACTGCTGTGCGTGTCCATGCACCAGAGTTTGCAGAGGAGGCTGGCATATACAAGACAGCCTATCTCAATCACCCATGCACACAGTGGGCGAGAGAAACACGCATGAATTACAGATATGCAGTGCGTCTACTAAAGGCCATGAACGATGAATATGTGTGGCGTTATCCTGTGCGGGGTGATGGTAGTAAGAACACAGGCCATGCATCTATGCGTCACTATGACGCGCTGGTTGAGGCAGAGCAGTACATACCAGATGAGACAAACTTTGTAACACCACACCCACAATGTTTCAGTGGACACGATGACTGCAAGACAGATGAGAATTGGCCTATCACTGCCTATCGTAAGTTTTATATTGTTGACAAGATGAGTTTTGCTAGGTACAACAAGGGCCGTGATATGCCCACATGGATGAAAGGAGAATGATTATGCGTGACACATACAACCTAATCATGGACAGTAGGTACAATCCACTGCGCCATATACCTGACAACAACACACGGCATCTAGTCATGCAGATGCTGGCGTGGATGTGGTGTATCATCTTCAGCATGTGGATGGGTAGCATTGTGGTGTTTGGCATCAGTGCTATAGCCCATGCACTGTTGATTGCTGGCGTGTTCATCACGGCAGGTGTATTTGAAACAGCCAGACGCAAGCCTAACTATTTCGGCGGGCTTGGCAGAGGTAATGGAGGTGAACATGACTAGAAAAACTTTACAAGGCAGACGACTACAACTTTTACACATACACGCATTGATGGACGAGATAGATTATCTTGACACTATTATTAAAACACGAGACTGTGGTCATTTAATCACCTGTCGTGATGTGTTAGAGGCACACCTTGATCAACTTATAAAAGAAAGGGAGAATAAATAATGAAAAATAAAAAGTGTAAGATAAAACTAGAAGGCCATGAGATTGAACGTATGCGTAGCATCATCAATGCTATCAAAGACTTAAACATAACTACATCGGATAAGGCATGTATTGATTACGATACCATTCGTGAACTAGATGGTGCTGATGATTTTCTTGCTAGGCGTTTCGGTTTGGTTCAGCCAAGTAACAAAGATTTTGGCACAAGCTGGTATGCAGATTATCAGTGGGATGAGGATGTAAAGGATGATTGCTGAAGCACTTGTTTGCCTAGCACTCAACGTGTACCATGAGGCCCGTGACCAGCCCTTTATTGGGCAGGTTGCGGTGGCCCAAGTGGTGATGAACCGTGTGGCTGATGACAGGTATCCTGACACAGCCTGTGAGGTAGTCATGCAAGGTCCGACATACTCATGGCGTACTGACTTCCCTGTGCGTCATCGTTGCCAGTTTAGTTGGTACTGTGATGGTAAGTCTGACAGTACACCAGATACAGAAGCCTATGAAAAGGCTTTGATGATTGCTCATGGTGTATACTATGGCAACCTAGATGACTTTGTGGAAGGTGCGACACATTACCACGCCACATACGTTCTGCCTGAGTGGGCAGAAAGCAAGACGCCTATCGTCCAGATAGGTGAACACATATTTTATCGGTGGGATTAGTGTATTGACTATAGGTAAAATATATAGTATAACATGAGATCAATTAACGAAAGGAGCATACAATGCTAGAATATATCCCAGAACACTTAGATTTTGAGGTGGAGTTTGAGCCTACCAAGATGGATGACAAGAAGTATGTCATCAATGCTGACACTAATGAATACATTGGTATCGTTGGTAAAGACTTTAAGTGTGTATCACATGGTGATTTTTTTCGTGATGTTATTACATCAACAACAGATACACTAAGGCCACACCAGTTAGAAGGTGCAGAGGCACGTTGGAAGTCTGCTTATAAAGATGGCTGGGCTATGCTGGACATCATGCTTCCTAACATGAAGACTACTATTGCTAATGATGTACACGAAACATCTTTGATGAAGCGTGTGATTGCATTGCATGGTGTCAATGGTACTTGCTCCAACATTGCTATCTTTGGTGCCATTGATTTCTTCTGCACCAATGGTCAGATCATTGGAGACCACAACAAGGTGATGCGTAAGAACACCAGCAACTTTAGCCTTGACAGGTTCATTGTTGAGTTGGAGAAGTCGCAACAGGACTTCAATGCAACAGCACAACAGCTACAGAGGTGGGCTAATACGAGCATTGCTCATGTAGATGTTAAGGCTCTACTCGATACTATTATGAAGTCGGAGCGTAAAGCAGAGAAGATGAATATCTTGTATAATCAAGAGGTTGCAAATCGTGGACGTAATTTGTTTGCTCTCTATTCTGCATTTACTAACTACGCTACATATGCAGATGAGCGTAATGGTTTTAACCTACGTAACACAGGCAATGACACACAAGCAGTGTCCATGTTCAAGCGTGAGGTAGAGGTAGCCAACTGGATTGGTACACCTGCTTTCAAGTCACTGGATGTTAAGGTGGCGGCGTGACTGATATAGAGGATGAAGAGGTGTACACTACGTTTACCAAGTACACAATAGAGTTTCGTCCTTGGTCTGTAGATGGCATGGTACATGCGGAAGTCGTAGCAGAAACTATAGATGACGCAAAGAAAAAGTTCCTATCCATGTTAGCTGGTGCTTGTGTACCTAGTTATTACAACTTGACAGGTAGTGGCAGACTCAAAGTAACAAAAGAACAAGTCTATGAAGAGGATAGACACATTGCTTGCTACAGCTATCCAAACTGCGATGAAGCACCAGCAGGGTGTGTAGTTAGAAATGGTAGTGATGCAGAGCCATATGGACACAGGGGTTAAAATATGAAACTAAATCAGATAGCAGAGGAGTACTACTTATCTCACGATTTCAAGGAGTTACGAGATGAAACTAAAGTACATTATCGGTACTGCCTTGGTGCTGTACTGGCTACCCACGTTGATGGTGTAGAGATTGGCGAGGTGGATGGCACAAAGCTGTCCACCAAGCAATCCAAGTTAGCCTATGACCAGTGGTGTGATCGTGGTATTTCTACTGCGAATCACATTCTGGCAATAGCTAGACTACTGTATAATTATGCACTGCGAATGGAACATTGTTTTGTCAATCCTTTCGCTACAGTGCGTAGGAGGACCACACAGCCCCGCAAGGTTGTTTGGTGTAGAGAGGATGTGCAGAGACTGCTAGACGCCGCCTACAGCGATTTTAGCACACGTAACATTGGTTTGATTGCACACATGGCATATGAATGGTGTCAGCGTGTAGGTGATATGCGTCTGTTAAAATGGAATGCCATTGACTTTGAAAAGAGGCGTGTTATCATCCTGCAATCTAAGCGTAATGCAATGGTGGAACTGCCTATTGATGACGATTTGTATGATATGTTAGTGCAACAGGAGAAAGACTTTGGCTTTCAAGAGTATGTAGCACCACGTCCAGTGCCTAGACACGGCGTGTATGCACCATATTCGCAGTACAAATTGCCATTACATGCGCGTAAGCTAATGGATGACGCTGGACTGTCGAAAGAATTACGCCTGTCTGATCTGCGCCGCACAGGTGTGACAGAGATGGTGGATGCAGAGGTAGGAATAGGACAGATTATGTCGGTTACAGGACATGCTAACCCACAATCAGTGAAGCCATACCTGAAAAATACTTTCGTCAGTGCAAATAATGCCTTGACAGCACGTAAGAATGCATGATATAAGCATTCAACTGCCGCAACGAACTATACTATATTATAGTATATATACATATAGAAAGGACATATAAATGATACATGCTAGTGACTTTGATGTAGCCAATGGCGAGACTAAACGTATGAATTGTCCTGAGTGTGGTGGCATCAAGACTTTCACTGTGACTAACAACATGGGTGATCTTGTGTGGAATTGTTATAAAGTAAGTTGCACTGTCAGTGGTGGCACACGTGTACCTCTGACTATTGATGACATACAGAAAAGATTTCATGGTGGTGAAGAAAAACCGCAGGAAGAATTTGTATTGCCGCAGTGCATCGTGTCTCGTAGTGGTGGCGTCTACATGGATAGATGGTGTGCCAGATGGGGATTGGACGCAGAAGAGTTGGGCTTGTTGTATGATGTCAAGGAAGACAGAGTAGTGTTTCCTGTCATACATGATGACAAAATTGTTGATGCAACAGGCAGAACACTTGGAAAAAGAATACCTAAATGGAAAAGATATGGAAATAGTGGCTTGCCATACGTGTCAGGACGTGGTAAAGTCGCCGTAGTTGTTGAGGACTGTGTGAGTGCAGCCATTGTTGGTTATGGTTCCTTTGTCGGGGTTGCGCTTCTTGGTACATCTCTCCAAGATACGCATAGAAGGTATCTTGCACAGTTCTCAACAGCCATCATAGCGTTAGACCCCGATGCGCTAACTAAGTCAATACAGATGGCAAAAGAATTACGTGGACATGTGAATGATGTTCGTATAATAAAGTTGAAGGATGATATAAAGTATCGCAACCCGACAGATATGGAGAAGTTAGATGGAATTATCACTGATTAGAAGTTTGATGGACAAAGAGTTCTATGAAGAACACAGAGGCGCACGTTGCCCAGATCGTTTGTTCAGCAAAGATGTAAAGAAGATCAAGCAGTCTATAGATGCTGCTATGGATAGATACGAGCGTAGTGTTACGCCCGATGAGATTGAGGCATTGTTCATGGCGAACAATCCAACTATGACTACAGCACAGAAGCAAGCGTATTCATCACTGTTCAATACAATCAAGCGTGAGCAGCCAATGGGTACAGACGTAGCACAGGAAGTATTGTCTAAATTGTTTCAGCAGGTTATTGGTGAGGACATTGCCAATCTTGGTGTTGAGTATGTAGTAGGTGACAAGTCAAGTCTTGAGCCACTGCGTCAGATACTTGAGCAGTATGGTGATGACTTTACTCCTAATCTCAATGTAGAGTGGGATGACATTGACATTGAGACACTACTTGCACGTAATGATCTTGAGGCACGTTGGACATTCAACATTCCTAGTTTGGTTCGCAAAGTAGAAGGTGTCAATGGTGGTCATTTGATTGAGGTTGGTGCAAGACCCAATACAGGCAAGACATCATTTCATGCCTCACTTATTGCATCTCCCGGTGGCTTTGCCCACCAAGGTGCCAACTGCATCATCTTGTGTAATGAGGAAGGCTACCATCGCGTAGGTGCTAGATATTTGACAGCGGCTACAGGAATGACAATGCGTGAGATTAAAGACAATCCTGCCAAGGCACGTGACTTATATGCACCTGTCAAGGAACGCATCAAGATCAAGGATGCCACAGGCCGTGATATGGCATGGGTAGAGAGCATCTGCAAGGCGTATAAGCCTGACGTGGTGCTACTGGACATGGGTGACAAGTTTGCCAGAACAGGAGGCTTTGCACGTAATGATGAGGCTCTCAAGGCCAATGCAGTACATGCACGTATGATTGCAAAGCAGCATGACTGTGCTGTCTTCTACATGTCACAGCTATCAGCAGAGGCAGAAGGAAAGATTGTATTGAACCAGAGTATGATGGAAGGCAGTCGTACAGGTAAAGCAGCGGAGGCTGACTTGATGGTGCTGATTGCCAAGAACCCACCAGTACAAGGACAAGATGAGGAGGACATTGAGCGTCACCTCAACATTGTAAAAAACAAGTTGACAGGATGGCATGGTAGTGTACACTGTCAGCTAGAGTATCAGACAGCGAGGTATACAGCATGAAGCTAACACTAGACGTAGAGAATACAACAACAAAGCGTAACGGTAAGCTACACCTTGACCCAT